GTGCAAACTTCAAGATCAAAATCAAAAAGGTTGCTGGGTATTGGAACTATGACTCATCTGAGTTTGCTGCTCCTGCTCCACTTCTAGATGATGACGATGCAATGGAGGCAGTTTGGAAGCAAGAACATTCTCTTGCAGAACTTGTTGCTCCAGATCAGTTCAAGTCATATGAAGATCTCAAAAAGAGACTTAATTATGTTCTTGGTCTAACTGTTGCACCGAAGAGACAAGACCCAGAGGTCGTTGATGAAGAGAGTAACTTAGAAGATCTAAGTGAAGGTAAAACTAGTGCTGTTGTTGACACAACTCCATCCTCTGTTAATTCAGATGAGGATGAGGAAGATGCACTCAGCTATTTTGCAAAATTAGCTGAAAATTAGAAAATAACCCGAAAAAAAATTCGGGCCATTTTTTACGCCAGAGGTCGCTCAAAACGACCTCTTTTTTTATGGGGAAATTATTCTTGGATTCTCTGTTTTTTTGAGACTTCTGCTAATAAATTGTTTTGATTTTTTATACTCCATAATATTAGCCATGTCTCTTAAATATATCTCTACATATCGTGGTTGTAAAACATCAATTTCTCTCTTTGCATCATTTAAATCAATTTCATATTCAAGGTAAGATACTGATTTAGTTTTAGACTCTGTTTTTGAAACTCCACGATCAACAAAAGTAACTGAATGACCTTCTTCTACTATAAGTCCTTTTGGTTGAATTAATCTTTCATATGAATCAAGTATTCTTAAAGTTTCATAATGATGAATATATGATAATTGTGCTGAGGTATATTTGTTTGTAAGATAGTTTTGTAGATCACCCTGAGACATAGGCCATTCATCTCTAACATTAATAATGTTATTTGTTGTGAGAACAACCCAATCTAAATTTGCATCTCCATAGACTTTACTCGCTACATTGTCTGGTCTATCATCACCTTGAATTAAATACTTGTTAAATTGAAAATATGAGTCAATGACATCTTCACGCAATACTGCTCTTTTAAATATATTTTTAACTTGAATGTAATCATATACAGATGTACGATCATTCGCAAGCGAAGGATAATCTAAGTTAGGTAATTGCCTAAAGTATGTGTTTTTGGGGCCTTTGTTTGAAGATGAATATGTCATTTTAGTATCCTACTGAGTCAACAGCTTCCTGTGTATGATTTTTTTGATATATTGGTTTTAATTCACTAAATTGTAAATTCAAAACCACTGCTACAGGATGTGAATCTTGATATGCAGACCAAAATCCATCAGGAGCATAGTCAACCGTAATTGTTCTCAATGCCATTTCATTAAATTTATTTACAGTGTCTAACATTTTGCTTCCAGCTTTATATTCAAGTTTAAATATATTTGGAGTTCCTAATAACGCTGGGCCTCCAAGATGTATTGGTGCTGATCCGATCTTAAAGAATCTAATTATTGATCTAATCATTTTAGCTTCTGCTTCACTTCTTGCAATCAGTAAAAATTTAAATCCAAAATCTCTTAATACAGGCCCTTGAAATAAAAGTTCTGCATTTGGATTTAAAATCCTTCCAGTTGATCTTGCAAGAAATTCATCAGCTGATATATCAAGTCCAGCTAATTTTCCAAGTTCTTGAGCTGCAATTCCCATACCAGCCATTCCCACAGAATCTAAATTACCAAGAGCACTCTCACTAAATTGAGATTGCATATTTGATCTTAGTGCATCAGCCTGCTCTGAACCACCCATTTTATCAAACCCTTCTGGTTTTGACCCAAGTAGATTTCTAAACTGTGCAAAAGGATCTTTTATACTATCCATTGCGCTTGCTCCTAATGATGTAGCACCTAACTCGAAAACATTTAAATCACTTTTTCCCCACTCTGCACCATTTGAATCACTCACTTTTGGCATTGGTAAAATTACACCACCTTGATACTCACCTAGCACATTATCACTAGGCCGACTTCTTTGAACACTTCTTGTATATTTTAAACCATTAGCAACAGGTTTTGGATTATTTTCATCTCTATCATCTGTTGCTACTCGTTCATATTTGTATTGTGTAATTTTTAAATGATCTTGTTGTATATCAATATCATAAGGATATCTTAAAGTCTCGACTGAAATGACAGGATTTGCATGTTCAAGCCCAGTAGTGAAAGGATCTTCGTTATCTGGGTTCTCTATGTTTAGTGCGTTATTATAATTTGCAAGTGATTCATTATAATTTTTAGTTAACAGTGCTTCATCTTGCCATATAACATCATCTTCAGATAAATCTTTCTGATTAGTATTAACTTCTATTGCCGTTATCGAAGCCTCATTTAATGATAGGTCTGTAAAGAGGTCTGTTGATGGATCTATTGGAGTGTAAAGACCATTAGAAGCCTGTTGTGATATTACTGATATTTCACCATTAACAACAGTAGTTGAATATGTATTACCGTCAACTTCAAATGGTTGGCTATTTGTCTGTGACATTAGTTTTTGTTGTAAATGCGACTTTTCGGAACACTGATTCCTCTCATATCAACGAATCTTTCAGTTGGTAATTGTGCCACGTCCGTCCATTCTGATTCTGGAATACGATATGGTTGACCTCTAACACCAGCATAAAGATATTTATGCAAAGTTCGGGGAGGAACAGAAATCGCACCTTGAGCAGAGTTATTTAGTAAGCTCATTGCTAATTCTTCTCTTTGATTTAGACGTAGATAGTGTAAATTACAACCTAAAAATCCACCTGTTCTCATTTCAATCACATATGATAGAGGATGCATGTCATAATATGGTTGTTTTGTCTGTGCTTGATATGTAAAAAAATATAATTGGCCAGGAGAAAATCCACCTGTATCTGCAGCATCATCATCAAAGTTAGTAGATCCAAGTTGTTGTATTAGTTGTTGACGAAAGAAATCCTCGTTGACTTGACCACTAACTTTATTCAATATGTTTTGAAGAATACTCATCGGATTCCTAATTCTTTTTCAGTCATAATTTTAAATTCTAATTTGCGATCATCACAAAATTCTTTTGCTGCTTTCCATTTTGCTTGATTCTTCACATATGTGATTGACTCATTAATAAGAGTTTTCCTCGACTTGCCTTTTGTTGCTTTTGGTTCTAGAGTTTCTCTCATAGGCTTAACTTCAATCACTGATCTACGGATATTACCTTCTCTATCTTTATATTTAATGAAAAAATCAGGGAAATATCTACGAACACGGTTAGTTGTTGGATCACGATAGGGTATAAAAAACTCTTCTGATGACCATTCAAGGACATTTTCATTCAAATCACAGTAATTCATGAATTTTCTCTCCCATAAAGACCTATAAATAATATTATGTTGATTGCCTTTATATTTTTTAGGATTAGAAGGTTTATATATTCCTTTATAACTCATACATAGTATTATAACCCTAGTTTATTTATCGTGTCATTTCCAAAAGATACAGAATTACAACCAAAAAGTATGTTAGATGTTCGGGATCCTATATCTCGTGTGTCTCTTGATACTTTTTATCAGGTAACATTTAGTTTTGGAAAACAGAGTAATTGGTTTAAGGGAACAGCGTCTGGTGGTAAAAAATTTGATGGTCTTGATTTCAAACAAAAGATGAATTTGTTATGTACTCAAGCTGAGATTCCTGGCACGAGTTACCTGACAACACAAGCTGTTGGACATCATCAAGGTATTCAAGAAGTTTTTCCAACTTTAAGACAATTCCCACCTTTAAATTTAACTTTTTATGTTGATGCTGATCATCTAATTTTAGAAGTTATAGAAAGTTGGATGTCTTATATCAATCCTTTATCAACTAAGAGTGCTGATTCCAGAACTTTTGGTAGATTAAATTATCCAGAAACTTATAAAGAAACAATTCATGTTTCTAAGTTTGAGAGAGATACATTTGTAAAAGGAAAAGATTTTGGTGGCAATCCTAGAGCTACCACTTCAGCTTCACATTACGAATTTGTAAATGTTTGGCCACAAAATATGCAATCAATAAGGATATCTTATGGACAATCATCTATAATGAGATGTTCGATTGCGTTAGCATATGATCGATTCTTTACAGACTTCACTTCTCATCAGAGTGGAATTCCTGTTGCGAAGGGAGATCTTATTAATAGCGAGGTAGATTGGGATATTCAAGAGATACCAACTTTACCAAACGGAAACACTGACTGGTCGCAAGCAGAAGTTATCGGATAACCTCATAAATAAAACACTGAATAAATTATTATGCCATTACCAACTGTTGCAACTCCAACATACGAGTTGAAATTACCATCATCAAATAAAAAAATTAAATATAGACCATTTTTGGTCAAGGAAGAAAAAGTTTTAATTATTGCATTGGAATCAAAGAGTCAAACTGAGATTACAAATGCAGTGAAAGATGTTTTGAAACAATGCATTTTAACCAAAGATGTTAACATCGACGCTCTTCCTACTTTTGATATTGAATATATCTTTCTGAACATCCGTGCTAAATCAATTGGTGAAGCAATTAAAGTGCGAGTCAAATGTCCTGATGATCCTAAAACAGAAATTCCTGTTACAATATATGTGGATGAAATAAAGGTTGTTAAGTCAAAAGAACATAAAACTGATATTGTTCTTGATAATAATATGACTCTTCGTATGAAATATCCTTCCATTAATCAATTTATTGAAACTAATTTTGATACGGATGAAGATCCAAAAGAGAGTGTGAATAAAACTTTTAAAATTATATCTGAATGTATTGATCAAATCTATACGCAAGAAGATGCTTGGGATGCTAAGGATTATACTTCAAAGGAAAGAGTTGAATTTGTTGAACAATTAAATTCAAAACAATATAAAGAGGTTGAAAAATTCTTTTCAACAATGCCTAAATTATCTCATAAGATTGAGATAACAAATCCAAATACAAAGAAAAAGAGTACTGTCGTTTTGGAGGGACTAGCTGATTTTTTCGGTTAAGTATTGCACGAGAGGATCTTGAATCCTATTATCGTATCAATTTTGCTCTCATGCAATACCATAAATATAGCTTGACGGAGCTGGAAAATATGATGCCTTGGGAGAGAGATATTTACTTAGCTCTTCTTAAAGATTATATTGAAAGTGAAAATCTGAAGAGACAACAAAAGGAAGGCGCCCAAAAGTATGGCTGAATCACAAGGATCACCAAGAAGAATATTAGCGGCCAAGTTTTTCGATAAAGTTGCTGAGATTGATCAGATAGCGAATACTGCCTTAGCTAATTCAACTGCTTTGCAATCTGAATTAAATAATGTTCAGATGGATTTGAGGAGCCTAATAGAATCTCTACAGGTAAATTTTGATTCTGGGGTTCAAAATATCCAAAATCAAATTAACGAAGTTACGAATGTAGTTATACAAGAACAAGACACAAGAAAAGCAGAAACAGAAGTTTTACAAGAACAAATATTTGCACAAGAGGATCAATTACAAAAAGACGTAAAGGGTAAAAAAGCTAAGACAATCTCAGCTGATTCTTTCTCAGGAAAATTGAATCAAAAACTTAAGGAGAAAGCGAAAAAAAATTCAGGCGTACTTGGACTTCTTGGTGCTAGTGCAGGCTTGACTGCTATGTCATCTTTTAATTTTGGAGATGGTAACAAAGATGGTGATGGTGTTTGGTGGAAACCGTGGACTTGGAACAAAAAAGATGAGGATAAGAAAGAAGAGGTTAAAGAAGAGGTTAAAGAAGAGGTTACTCCAGTAGTAGAAACTAATAATGAGGATCTTGACGTAAAAGAGGAAGTAAAGGAAGAGATAAAAGAAGAAGTAAATGAAGAGATAACATCAGATACTTCAGAAGATACA